ATCTTGTAAGGATTTTCAACAAAACAAACTTTTCGTGTTTCCGTATCAAAAACGTGAAACCCTTTTCGCTCGTCAACATCCGCAAATGTCATGTCGTATTGAGTACCAAGATAATAAACATGGCCATCGTCATTCTTTTGGTGAAAATGGCCAGAATACACGTTTTCAAATTTTTCTAAAATGTTTTTGTTCATACCTTCTTCGGATCTGATGCCACGAAGCACTTCGAATCCTTGAAGTTCAAGATGTCCTATAGCTACCGTAGACGAGCTTTTTTGCACAAAACTATCGAATTCGTTTTGATTGTCTGGGCATATCCAAGGCAACATAGCAAACATGAATCCTGCTACACTTGCATCTTCAAATTTTTCATAAAGTCTTATCGACTCGTGATCGCCAAACAACTCTTTTACAGAATTCACTAAGTTTGTATTTTTATAATACACATCATGGTTGCCGAGTATGATATGCATCGTTATTTGGCGTTTTTGTAGTTCTTGTATGAAGTTCTCTCTGATAAACTTGAGAGTTTCAAAATTTACATATTTTCTTCGATCCATCAAATCGCCAAGATGAATCAATTCTTTTATGTTGTTGGCATCCAGATACGGAAAAAATATGTCTTTAAAAAAACGATCAAAGTATTCTCGAAACACAAGAGAATCGTTTTTAAATCCAAAATGGGTATCGTTTATTAAAGGTATCAACATGATTATATAAAATATTCATCAAGATTTGATTTTTTGCTCTTCTTTTTTGTTTTTCCAGTTCCATTTTTTTCAAAACTCTTGACATCCGAATCTTTTAAATTAAAGAAACTGGCATACAAATTGTCGTTTTGATTCTTTTCCGACAGTAAATTTTGCTCTTTGATGATCTTGCGAATTACACCTTTGTCGTCCAAGTGCTCCATCATTTTCATCTTGACATACATCTGCTTCTTTTCTTTTTGTATTCTTCTCACAAAAGCAAAGTATATTATCTGAGTAAAGTAAGCGAATGGATTTTTTGATTTTTTAGGATCAAAGTTGTCGATGTACATCAAGCAGTTTTCTATACCATCGCCTATCATCTCTTCGCGATGCACGTAATTGGCAAAGTTGGGTTTGGTTGCAAGCCGTTGGGCTATCATTATGATGCACGATCCAATATACTCGGACACCTTGGGCTTGGGTGGCTTTGTTTCGTTCTCGGTCAATTTCTTAATTTTCTTGTTGTATTCGGACACCTTTTCGGTATATTCAACCATTTCCTGATACATTTTTTGGTTGTCTATGTAATTGTCTTTGGTTTTTTTAGTTTTTGGCTTGGTTGTTTGACTCATTTTGGTTCGCTTCTTTCTTTTTGCCACCTTACTTCTCCCTAATTATATGCAATAGCACCAAAAATTATGGTCAACAGTGCTATAAAAATTTTTTGCAAATCTTTGAAATTTGTGTGGCTGAGCAAAAACTTTGGCTTATACATATGCATGTCCGGGATGAACATCAAGTTCTTTACCTATAAAGTAATTAAGGTACCTTAGTTATATCTTGAAGCGAGGAGGGAAGTCATCCCATCCGTTTGAATCAAGATCATCCTCGCCATCATCCAGCCGCTCTTGAGTCGGACCACTGAGACCATCTTGTTTGGATGGTTTTTTCTTTTTCTTGGGTTTGCTTTCTTGTTCGTAAAACTCAATCGTCTCGCTCAAGTAATCTGTTTCAAAAAACTCAGTATTTTCAGTTTCTAAAAGTATTTTTTCGTACGTAGATCGAATGGTTGCATCACAATCAACTTCGATCAACACCGAATCGGCTGGGATGTGGTATTCTTTGCAGATTGAACCTTCTATCCAGTCGCGAAACGCTATGTCGGTGCTTTCCATATTTCCGTCTTTGTTGATGTACGGAACATAAATTATGGTCATTGGATCTTTCAAAACATAAAAATCGTTCACACGTTTGACACGAGCTATCAAAGTTTCACCGTGACGCATCTTGACAAGACGAATCGGAAAATCTGAATTGTTTGGCTTTTTAGTCATGTCATATCCTTAAACTTACAATTTTGTAATCAAATTTTTCTTCGTTGTATATTTTTAATCGTTCAACAAAGTGTTTTAAACCGTAATTTTGACGAGACTTCCAACTCAAATCATCGCTGATATCATACAACTGTGCATGTTGTTTGGTATCACTTTTTCTTAATTGTCGCCCTATGCTCTGTAGAACTCGTACTCTTCCTTTGCTCGGGCTAGCAAAAACAATGTTGTGTAGCTTGCGTATATTTATACCCGTGCTGAAAGTACCATAACTGGCTACGATTATAGCGTCGTTTTGAGTTTCAACAGTCTTTCTCATTTGTTCGCGAAGTTCCGCATCAACATCGCCGCTAACAAAATAAATTTGACGATTTGGATCTTTATTTTTCTTTACAATCAAATCGTGCAGAACTTTGCCGTGTTTTTCCACAAATTGATAAAGAACCAAGCTGTTGCCGCGAGTGTTTAAAGCTAGATCCGCAATAAAATTGTTTCTTCGATCGTGACGAACCAAATAATCTATTTCTTGATCATATTTTAAATCTTTGACGTGTTTACACTCGTCGTCGTTGTATTTCAGCGTCACACACTCGATTTTTAATTTGCTGAGGATATTGGCATCAATCAAATCGCGAGTTGTTGCTATACGATGAACTTTTCCAGTCAAACCTTCAACCACCAGTTTGTTGGTTTGCATACCATCAAGTGTGCCTGTTAATCCTATTCGACGCGGACAAACAAGCAACTTTTCCATGATTCCTTTGATGCTGTCGCTGCGCATGTGATGCGATTCGTCAACTATCACACATTCAAAGTTTTCAAAATACTTTTTGCTTTCTTTGTAGATCGACTGCCATGTGCTAACAATCACTTGCGAATCGCTAAGCTTTTGTTTTCCACCTACAACACCATGACATTGTTTTGAAACATCCCATCCGTTTGCCTGTGAATAACAATCAAAGTCGCTGAGCATCTGATACACTAGAGCCACAGTTGGAACAACGATCAATATTTTTTTATTGGTTTGTTGCGCATAATAACGAATCAACGAATATATTATGTAACTTTTGCCACTTGCGGTTGGCGACAACAACAAACATCTGGAGTTGTTTATTGCGTACTCAACACCTTCTATTTGGTGTGGTAATGCTTGTAGTTTTTCGTTTTTTGGACCTCGTATGTCCAGTTGATTCAAAAAATCTACAATTTGCTGGCGATCGAGTGGTCGACTTGGACGCGGAAAATCTGCATCTAGTTTTACTGTGTATCCTCGCTCGTTTGCGAATTTTATTACATACGGAATCAGGCCATAGTACAACAATTCGCTGTACTGATTGTACAATCGTATTTTACCGTCCCATATTTTGTGGCGATATGCAGGAGTGTATCTGGCGTTTGGTACCACAAAGGTGAAGTAGTCCACCATTTCCATACCTATGCCTGCTTCTTTGCAGCAAACTTTTGCATGCACATCATTCAAATAACGAATAATGATGTTGCTCGAATCGCTCATAAAAATATTTATATTGATTAATTTACGCCATTCACAAACTTGCGCCACTCGATAGCCGATCGAATTTGCCAATGACGATTCATAATTCCTTTTATGATCGATTCGATGTATTCTATTTTTTCACGCTGACGCTCTATCTTCAAACGCAAATTTTGCAGTTCGGTGTCGCTGTCCATGTACAAATCTACATCTTGTTTGAGTATTCGCAAAGCAAACGGCTGCCAACCGTGTTGATTCAATTGCTCTTGATCCATTTTTCCGGTGTAATATTCCCACTTCAAACGACGCATCTTATCAAAATCGATTTGAATTGCACGAAGAACCAAACGTTCGTCGCTCAAAAAATTAAGATATTTGTTGTGAAGTTGTGGAATTCTTAGCGATTCACGGTCGAGTTCGGTGCCGTCCAACGCTAAATCTTGCTCGGCATGAGCACGTATTTCTTCGATTTTCATAATATAAAGTTCCTGTTTTAATTGCTGTAAAGCGATGTGATTTTAAACAAGGTATACTCGAATGTAACTGTACTGTACTGAAACGTGGATCCCATCGATCCAGTTTGAAAATTTAATCCACCAAGGCTAGTTGGAAACAAACCATCAAAATTTATTCTAAATTTTGGAATATTGTTGCTGTCGTGAATAAACAACACACCTTCGCTGTTGAGGTGTGTGCTGGGTTCTTCGTAAGTGTCAAAATTTTCTTGGTTGGTGGATTGACGCATCCAATTGTATATTTCCAACCAATTTTTTAAATTTTCATCGACCATAAAACTTATGCTCAAGTTTTCTGGAGTCAAAGCACCACCGGGTCTTGGTATATTGTTGAATGGTGTTGGTTGTTCGGTTGATCTGACTCGCAAACCCGGAAGCGAAACACTTTGACAGAAAAAAGTAACGTTGCTTATTTTTCGCAGTTCAAATTGAAAATGTGTGGCAAGAATACCGTTTTTATTGTCGGGTTGTAATTGTAAACGACCGTATCCGTTTTGATCTGTCATATTTACCTCTGATGTATTTATCAATAAAAAAACA